AGACTTAACTCTTCTAGCTGTAGAATAGTTACAGAAGCTTACGGTCACGTTATGAGTGCTGCCACCTTATTATTAGCAGCAGGTAAAAAACGCCGGATGTCTAAATACTGTGTGTTTATGGCGCACCAAATGAGTTATTATATTGGAGGGTCTCATGCGGAGACCAAGGAAGAAGTAGATCAAGTTGAGAAACAAGAACGTCAATGGTGTTCTTGGATGGCAGAGTTAAGTAACAAGGATGCTGAGTTTTGGTATGATAGAACTTATAAGAAAAACTTTTACTTGACTCCAGACGAATGTTTAGACTATGGAGTTATAGATGAAATCTTTTAAGAATAAAAGTCACGAAGTAGCTTACAATATGATGGAAATTAGTGTAGAGTTAATAGATGAGGTTTTTAGCAAAGTAGACAAGCTGGCTAAAAAAAATTCACACCGAGAAAGGAATGGATTAAAACTTATTGACTCTGGACATTTTAGATGGGATATAAGACAATTGAAGTTAAACACAAGAGACAAGTTAGAGTCAATAATGGCTCTATTAGAAGCATATGGGGATGATACAAAGCTTGTCGTCCACAAAAAGGAAAAGGATGAAGAATGAAAAAACTGTTGACCTTAGCTATTTTAGGGGGGTTGCTTTTAGGAACCTTTTTATCAATCGAAAGAAAAGAAGTATTAGAGAATAAGTATGATGTTTCTATTGGAGCCATTAACGGTTACAGTATAGGACCTACACTAAAAGACTTTAAAACAGCTGCAAGAGTAAATGGAAAAGACAAAGTAATTGACATGGTTATTAACTCAGGTGGTGGTTCAGTACACATCGGGTTAGAAATGATCGAAGAGATGAAATACCTTAAAGACCTAGGGTATAAATTCAACTGCTTTGTTCGTAACGCATATTCTATGGGGTTTGTAATTTTGCAATATTGTGACCATAGGATAGGGAGTTCTAATTCAACCTATATGCACCACCTAGTACAGGTAGGATACGGTAGACCGGAAAGAACTGAAAATAATAAAAAGTTGTTTAAGGCTCTTGACTTTTTTGATAAACTAGTGTTAGACGAAATATCAAAAAGAATGGGTGTAAACCCAAAGAAGTTTTTTGAAATCTACAAAGACGACAAATGGTGGGATGCTAAAGAAGCTCTTAAGTCTAACATTATAGATGAAATAAAACCATTTACTTTAGTTGTAAAAAAAGTAAAATATAAGTTCGTACCATTTTGGAGGAGATTTTAATGAAATATGTTATAGACGCAGTTAGATGTTATCAATCAGTAATGTTTGATAAACGGCAAGAAACTTTTTTTGCCACAAGACAGATTAATAATAAGCAACCTATTGAATTGGAGATAATAGAGGAGTTACAAATGGTTTCTATCAAATCAGAAAGTGACCATATTTTAATACCTCTTACAAATGTTTCAGCTATTTATTTAAAGTCTCCTATTAAATTAGAGCAGGCTAAAAAAGACGCAGAGGAGAGGGCTAAAATGCCCACCCCTACTGTCATTAAAAAACCAAGAGTTAAGCAAACAGCTTATAGGAGTTAACGTGAGTGGTAAGAACGCAAAAAAAGCAAGAAAAGAAGCGAAGAAAAATGAATCACCAGAAGAACGTCTTGAGCGTTTGGCTAAGGAAACAAAATTTAACCTAGTAAAACCTTTTGGTCCTTTTGTTGGTATGTTTACAATGCCTCCTGAGGTTACTCAAGCTTTGATAGAAAAAACTGATGAAATCTTAAAAGACAAAGATAGAATAGACTGGGGTAAAAACCTAGTTGGTCAGATATCAGAAGAACCTTGGATATCTAATGAGGACTTAGATGAGGTTGGTGCTCTTAAATACCTAGAGGGCATGCTTTACAATTACGTATGGAATGCATTAAAAGCAGATGGGCATGAATTAGAAGAACTAAGAGTTGATTTAGATCATGCCTGGATTGTTAGTCAGTATGCTGATGAGTACAATCCTATTCATTTTCATACTTACTGTGACATTTCTTCTGTATTGTACTTAAAAGTTCCTTCATTTGCAGATAGGTCTAAAGATGGGAAATTACCTGGATATAAGCACCAAAGAGATGGAATGATTGAGTTTGTTTACAAAACTGCCTGCCCTGGAGGAATGGAAAAAGGTTCTATGTCTTTTATACCTGAACCAGGAGGGTTAGTTCAGTTTCCTTCTAACTTATTACACACTGTCTACCCTTTTAAGGGAGAAGGTGAACGTAGGTCTATAGCTTTTAACTCTCATTGGAACGCTAGACTTAAAAATGGAAAGATGTTTGACAAGTCGATGAGAATGAAAGCAGATCAAAAACATGAAGATTACTTAAAAACACTAACTTCAAAAGGCGAGGAATCTGGATTTGCAGAACGTGAACAGGGAAGCCCTGATAGCGGAGATTCAAAAGCGTAAAACAAAAGCTGAAAAGCCTCAATTCATATTTGAGAAGTTTTGTTTTAATAAGCAAGTAGATTTTTTTCGTGGTAAGGGAGTAAGATTTAGAACAGCTGTATGCTCTCGTAGAGCAGGTAAAACTGTAGGGATTGCAGCCGATATGATAGATGCTGCTATGGAAGAGGAAGAATCTAATCTACTCTACATAACTATAACGCAGCAACAAGCTAGAGCCATTATATGGTCAGATTTAATTAAGATCGTTGAAGAGTATGAGCTAGAATGTAAGACAGATAATGTTAGGTTAACAATAACATTTCCTAACAAGTCTAAGATTTACATTGCAGGAGCTAAAGATAGAACGGAAATAGAAAAGTTTAGAGGATGGAAACTAAAGAAATGTTATATTGATGAGTGTCAGTCTTTTAGATCCTATTTGACAGACTTAATAAACGACATTATTATACCAGCATTAAGGGATAAACGTGGACAATTATATCTTACAGGAACTCCAGGACCAGTTAAAGCCGGAGTGTTCTATGAATATTCTCAGTCTAGAAATTGGAAGTCTCATCATTGGACAGCTTTTGATAATCCTTATATGCATTCTCCTCCTAAGCTGGACTTGGAAGAAGTATTAACAGAAGAAAGAATAATTAGAGGTATTGATGAGTCAGATCCGTCGTATATCAGGGAAACGTTTGGAAAGTGGGTGGAAGATAAGGATGCGCTCGTTTTTAAATTTAGTAAAGCTCGTAATATCTATAGTGCCTTGCCTACTTCTGGGGATTGGCATTATATTATTGGAATCGACATTGGCTATAATGACTCGGATGCAATTGCGGTCATAGGTTATAATACGCATCACAAAAAAGTTTATTTAGTTGATGAACATGTAAAGAATAAACAAAATATATCGCAATTAGTAGAAGCGATTAATAAATATAAGGATGAATATAACCCAATTAGGATGGTCATGGACGCAGGAGCCTTAGGTAAAAAGATTCAGGAGGAGCTTCGAATGAGGCATGGTCTTGTTATCGAGGCTGCTGAAAAGACCAGAAAAGTAGAATTTATAGAGCTATTAAATGATGATTTACGAACTGAAAAATTTAAAGCCTTCCAGAGTTCTCTATTTGAAGAGGATTGCATGCTGGTCCAGTGGGATAAAGACTCGAAAATTCGTAATCCAGAGAGACCAAAGATTTCAGACACTTATCACTCTGACATCTGTGATGCTGTATTGTATGCTTGGAGGGAGTGCAGACATTATCTATCTGAAAAGCCAAAAGAAAAATCTGTAGTAAATACAGACGTTTACATGGCTGAGATGGAAAAGAAGGAAGCTGTTGAATGTGAAGAGAGGAAAAAGGACCCTTATGCATTTGAGCTACAAAAGCTTTATGAAGAAGATATTGACGAATTGGACAATATAATAAATGAACAATAGAGGTAAATATGCTGAATAATATAGAGGACATTAAGTTATTTATTGAATGGTGTAAGGAAAAAAAGGTAAAATCTTTTAAATCTGATAATATCCAATTTGAATTATCTGAATTAAGTTTTATAGATAATACTGAAGATTATGCAGATAAATTAAAAACTAGTGTCCAAGAATCTAAATTTGAAGAAGAACAACAAAATAAAGAAGATGAAGAAATGCTTTTCTGGTCATCTAATTCATAGGATTAAAGTATGTTTGAAGAAATAAATGGAGATCATTGGTGGTTAGCTAATCGGAAAGACTTATATCAAGAGCTTTTTGCTTACTTATCTGCTTTAGAAAGTAGACAGTCTTATCGAAGTGCTGCCAACCTTACTTATGCTAGGCTTTATGGTAATTATGAACTAGGTGGTCTTAGTGCTGTAAACTATGCAAGAGTAGAAACTAGTTATAATGTTGTAAACAGGGTTACTTTAAACATAGTTCAGTCTATGGTTGACACTGTTGTTTCTAAGATTACCAAAAATAGACCTAAGGCTCAATTCTTGACTTCGGGTGGGGATTTTAGTTTACAATCTAGAGCACAAAAGCTTACTAAGTTTGTAGAAGGTAATTTTGCGAACACTGATTTTTACGAAAAAGCGGCTTCCGCCTTCACAGATGCTTGTATATTTGGAACGGGCTGCTTAAAAATTTATATTAAAGACGGTCAAATTCATACGGAAAGAGTTTTTATTGATGAAATAAAAGTAGATGATGTAGAGTCTTATTACTCTAAACCTCGTCAAATGCATCAAGAAAAATATATTCATAAAGACGTTTTAATTCAAATGTTCCCTAAGCTTGAACGAGAAATAGAAAATGCTAGTTATTTAGCTTCTCAGGAGGCTAATTATGGTAGTTCTAATATTAAAGACATGGTAAAAGTTGTAGAATCTTGGCATTTAAAGTCAGGACCAAAAGCTAAAGACGGAAAACATACTATCTGCGTATCTACAGCTACTTTATTTGAAGAAAATTATGACAAAGATTATTTTCCATTTGTATTTTTTAGATGGAACATGAGACCTGTAGGATTCTTTGGTCAAGGCTTGGCTGAACAACTATCAGGACTTCAATTAGAAATCAATAAAACTCTTAGAACTATTCAAGTTTCTATGCATCTTGTCTCTGTTCCTAAACTTCTCGTAGAAGCTAGTTCTAAGATTGTTTCTTCTCATCTTAATAATAGGATTGGGGGAGTTATCAAATATGCTGGTACTCCTCCATCCTATGCCCCTTTAGGTGGTATTCCTCCTGAATTATTTTCTCATGTAGACAG